CTTATGGAATACACTGTTCATGGCTGTGAATAAGAATACAGACGAAATACACGCCACTCTGATACATCGTGATGATGAATGGGTTATAAGGAATTTAAACGATAGAATTGAAAAGGCTTTATCACAGACACCTCCATCAACACTCCATGATAGTATCAAGTTTGTTACATGCAAGATGTGTAGCCTTAACAAGTATTGTTTCGATAATAAACCTTTACCTCATAATTGCAGAACATGTGAGTTATTTAACGTACAAGAAAATAAATGTCAGTTAGAATTAGAGTTTAATGAGGATTGCTATATCCCTGTAGAAATGATTTAAGGAGAAGTAACAACAAATGATAACACCTAGACAATATCAAGTGGATGCGGTAAACAGCATTTTCGATTATTGGAAGAACAATCAAAATCAAGGCAATCCTGTTGTTGTGATGCCAGTAGGTTCAGGCAAAAGTCCGACAATGGGTTTTTTCATAAAAACGTGTTACGAGAGATACGGCGATAGAATGTCAAAAATCCTTGTGGTAACACATGTAAAAGAACTCATAGAACAGGATTATCAAGCGATTGTTGATGTGTGGCAGGGTGCTAATATAGGCATATACTCTGCGAGTCTTAAAGCCAAATGTACGCAAAACAAGATTATCTGCTGTGGGGTACAGAGTATAGCAAAGAACTATAAAGAATTTGGTAAGGTTAATTGTATCGTTATTGATGAATGTCACCTAGTTCCTGTTAGAGAGGAAACTACATACAGACGTTTAATAAAAGGTTTAAAAGAAATAAATCCTAAACTCAAAGTAGTTGGCTTTACAGGCACACCGTACAGACTAGATTGTGGTTTAATCACCGAAAACGGCATATTCGATGATATTGTTTACAATATGTGTACGGTTGATAATTTTCAGTGGTTAATCGAAAATCATTATTTGTGCGATGCTGTTCCTCGTAGACCTGAATTTCAGATTGACGTTTCAGACGTTGGTACTAGAGGTGGTGAGTATATAGAAAAGGAATTGCAGAACGCCGTAGACAAAGCAGAAGTCACAAGGCTTGCTCTCACAGAGACAATTAAATTGGCAAAAGACCGAAAGCATTGGTTGATATTCTGCACAGGTATTGAACATGCTGAACACGTATGCGATTTTTTAAACGAGCATGATATTCCGAGTACGGTTATTAGTGGCGAACTCGATATGACAACAAGAAAAGAACGTATCGAGGGGTTTAAAAGCGGTAAATATAGAGCAGTAGCAAATGTTAACGTTCTATCAACAGGGTTTAATTTCCCTGATATTGATTGCTTAGTTATGTTAAGACCAACACAGAGCGTATCTTTATACATTCAGGCTTGCGGTAGAGGAATACGTTACAGTCCGAATAAAGAAAATTGTTTGGTGTTGGATTTTGCAGGTAACGTAGCAAGACTAGGTTGTATCAACGATCCTGTTCCGATGAAAAAGAAGAAAAAGGGTGAACACGGTGAAGCAGGTCAAGCACCTGTAAAGGTGTGTCCTAAATGTCATACGTATGTGCCTGCGAGTGCTACACATTGTCCGAGTTGTGATTACGAATTTCCTAAGACAACAAACTTGACTGCACATGCAAGTTTAAAGGAAATTATTAAGAAAAAACAACAGACGGAAGATGAAAAAGAATTTGATGTAACTAGAGTGAGTTACGCTAAAATCAACACTAAGAACGGAGTACAGTTGTTGGCTACGTATTTCAGCGGTATTCAGGCAATAGCAAAAGACTGGGTGAACCTAGAAAGTGAAAAAAGTTTTTCTGCTAAATCTGCACAGGTTTGGATAGATTATCGTAACAAGACTGATTATAAGCCTAAAGATACCCAAGAACTATTAGTTATGTGTCTGCAAGGCAAAATGAAAGAACCTAAAAGGATTGCAGTTAAATCTATGAGAGGATATAATAGGATAGTCCGTTACGAATTTCAAACACAGGATGATAAATAATGAATTTTGACAAATTAAAAGAATTAAAACAGTGGGTATTATGTTTTGCTAAAGTTGGCGAAAAGATACCTGTTATTGTCACAAAGAAGTGGATAGATAAAGTATTAGCTGTTTATCCACATTATTTTGATAAGGATAACGAAGATTATATAAGTCCTAGCGATGATTTATGGCTCTATTACAGCTACACTATTGCCGATGATAACTCAAAACGTTATACAGGTGATTTGGTTAATACGGCGTCTACCGAAGCGTTTAGAAATGGTTGGTTAACCTATGAAATGGTCGATAAGATTTGTCGTAATGCCTTAATGCTGTTTCCTGTTAATAGAGAAAAGCAGTTGTGCATGGGTTTTGTTTTTACAAAGAATTGTCCTTGCACAATCATTGATTTTGACCGCAAGGCAGATACTACACAAGCTGAAATTGCTTATCAAGACTCATGGATTCAGAAGTTTAATTCCTACACAGAACGCTCTGTATCAGGTAACGGCTATCATGTGATTATTGAGGGTAAGATTGACCCTGTAAAATATCCAAACACAAAAGGTACAGGTGCAAGCGGTATTCGTAGCGGTACAAAACATAAAGAACTCGGCATTGTCGGTTTTGAAATGTACTCCGAAGATAGATTTGTGGTTGTTACAGAAGAAATGGTTAGCAAGACAAATAAGATTGAAAACCGTCAGGCTGAACTTGACGAGTTATGTGCAATCTTAAAATCACCTGTTGACCATAAAGCCGATGTTGATATTGACACTGAATTTAAGTTTGATAATTCAGACGAGTTTAGTTGCGAGGTTAACTACTATCTCTGCGAACTAATAACTTGTCCGGATTGGGAAACTATCAACGATTTGTTTGAGGGTAGATGCAATTACACCTATGAAAACGATGTGAACAAAACAGTTTACAACGAAAACAATACATTAACATTCCCTAGTCAGTCCGAGGCTGATTTCAGACTTATGTCGCTGATTGCAAGATATTGTAAAAACGATTTAATTGTTAAGGGTATTTTCTCATTATCTGAACTGGCTCGCAGACCAAAAGCAACGAGAACAGACTATCTCGATAGAATGATTTTACGTATCAGAGAAAGTGAACGTAACGAGGATATAGTCGTTGATAATCCTACAGTTACCGATACTGTTAACGAACAACCTAAAACAATTTGTCCTGAAGAAATTGTAGAGCGTATTACAGACCGTAAAGCAAAAGAAAAAGAGGCTGAACGTAAGGCTTTAATTGATGAATTTATCAACAGAGATTATATAAATCGTGATGTTGAAACTGTACTTGTCAATTCTAAATGGCAGAACGAAAAGACTGATCCGTCATACACCGTAGAGAATATGTTTTGTGATACCTTATACGCCACAGGTGTCGCACAGCAGTTAAAGCGAGCAAATGTTGCTATCAGCAGTCAGTTTATGCTGTTTAATTCCGATAAAGATATATCATATAAAAGACTTATTGATAAGGGTTTTGTCTGCACAAAAGGTTTTAGTATTACAAATTTAAACGCTATGATTATTCCTCCTACATCAAGCGGATTGTTATACGAACTTACCAAGTGGAGTTATGAATCACGTATCAAGCCTATTTTAGAGGTAAGTCTAACAAGTGTGATTGCTATAATTAGCGGTATTGTAGGAAAGATGTGGCAGTTACCTACCGCAACAGGATTGAATAACTATATTATTTTATGTGCTAGAAGTGGTATAGGTAAAGAGGGTTTACACACTACAAAGAACGATTTATCAGTTCAGCTTAAAAAGCGTTATGCTGAAACGGATTTCCGTAGACATGTTGTAGACGATGATTTTGCGTCAGGACAGGCACTTGTAAAAAGATGTTTACAGGAGGCAGGTTCTAAGACTGGTCGAGCAAATAACGCCTTTAACCTTGATATACCGCAGTACGCAAGTTTTGTGAATTTCCAAAAAGAGTTTGGTAAAAATCTTGCTGAAATGAGTGAGAACTCAAAAAATGTTTCAGCACAAAGTTTACGGTCACAGTATTTACGTTTATACACTGGCTCTGCTGAAAGCGATATGCTGTCAGCTATGACATACAGTAATGCTGAAAACAATTTTACTGAAACTTACGCTCCTGCATTTAGTATTGTTGGTGAAACAACAATAAGCGGTATCGCAGACGCTATAACACCTGATATGGCATCAGACGGATTTTTAAGCCGTTTTACAACAATTACCTATAAAGGCGGTGCAGTTCCGCAGAATAAAACAACTTTTGGTATTCCTTGCCCTGATTATGTGCTAGACAAGCTGAACGAATTATTATGTCAGGAACGTTCATTATCAGGTCACGGAACTGCAATTACGGCATCACGTTTTATTCAGATACGCTTAGATGATAGTGCAGATGAATTTAATATGATGTTAGAAAACTGGTGTATGGAGATGCTAGACCAATCAGGTGACAGAGAACACTTTAGACAGGCTTGGAATAGATGCCAGTTAAAGATATTAAAACTCGCAGGTTTGTGTGCTGTATGCCAGAGATATAGTGATCCTGTTATCAATATTCAGCACATGGCATGGGCAAGTAGAATAGTTTTTCAAGATATTGCAAACGTATATGATATGATTAACAACGGTGAAACAGCCTTGACAGGTAACGCTGAAAATACCATGAGTACAACAATCCTTGATTATATGAAACGCTTTTTGGTTTCAAGTGATTTTGTATTGTTGTGTAACGCAACCAATATACCTGCTAAGACTATTCAGATTATGC